TATCACTCGACTGCATGCCTAATCGATCAGGTTGGCTGCTGGCTGTCATCGGTTGTCCCCACAACCTTCTTGTACAAACCAACATTCAGTCTCACGATGTCGTCCATTGCCTGATCGATAGCGACATCTTGATCGGCTTCGGACAGTTCGTGTGATGACCTAGTCACACGTGCTTGGTAGGCCAGCGTGTGGTAGCCCTTACGTGTGTCCCATGCATACCACTGTTCGAACTGTGTGATGGGATCGAAAGGGTTGTCCACAGTGGTGAGTCTGGTCAGCTGCATCACGCATCACCTTCTGAAAGGCTGCGCTTGAGGGTGGACACAGACACGCCCAACTGATCCGCTACCTGTGCACGGGTGTATCCGTTAGCAAGCAGCAGAAGGGCACGGTTGGTCTTGCTTTGGTCCATGAGCTTGTGGGACTTAGGCGTGGCCAGTTCCTTGACCCTGTCCAGATCCGCATTGCTAAGGATCTGTGTCAGCTTGTGCGTGGTGATGGCGCCAGCCTGGATGGCTTCCCATTCTCTATCAGTGATCTCGATCCGCTGCTTCTTTGCGCCTGTCCGATTGCGTGCTTCGGTGAGCGCCTGAGACTTCAGCTTCTTGAGTTCGGCCTTAGTCATGTCCGGATTGGCAACTTGCTTCTGCCGAACGATGGCATTGCCGATCACATGGGCCTGGCGTTCGAGGGGGGAGTTTCGTAGGGCCAGGTTCAACTTGGCTTCGAGACTACGGACCTCTTCGTGATGGCGTTCTTTCGCAGCACGGGAGTAGGGAAGGGGCTTAGTCGCGAGGGCCTCTTTCCTAGCCTGGTTGGCAAGGTCCTTCATCCTGTTCGAGTGGTCTGCGTAGACCTTCTCGATAGGCGTGCCGGAGGACAGCTTGTGTGCATCCTCTTCTTCGGCAAGCTTAGTGGATGAACGCTTGTCGAGAACGGGCATCTCTTTCTCGACCACGGTGCCGTCTTTGCGCTCAGTCTTCTTGATGTACTTAGCACCTGTGTACTCGTACACCTTCTTGCCCGTGTTGGGATCGATGCGCAACTTGCGCTCTTCCGGTCGGACAGGAGACTTAGCGCGTGACACGATGGTCGCAGCACCCTTGTTCGCTCCGCCTTGATAGCGGCGCTTTAGGTCGGCGATACCGTGGTCGACGGCGGAACGCTTGTAGTCGAGACCGTGCTTCTCGGCGTCGATGACTACCATGCTGTGCCTCACTGCGCGAGAGATCTCGTCCAGCGGTGCACCCTTGATGTGCATGTCAGTGATCAGGTTCGAGATGTCGCCCATCTCAGGGCCGGTCTGCTTCTTCGTCATCCGAGGAATCGAACTGTCCTCAGGCAGCTTGTAGCGCTGAGGATCGAAGTTCTTCAGACCGTCAAGAGTGGGCTGAGTCTTGACCTTGCCGTGTGGGTTCGGGATCACAAGAACTGTGTCGCCATCGAAGTCGGCACCGGACAGCTTCTCAGCTACCTTGTGGTGGATACCGATGGCGTCCTTGGCATCACCCAGAAGTCTCTTGGATTCAGGGTGGTTGTTGTTGACCGTGAGTTCAGGGATCTCGAACTTACCGCCGTGCGGGTGGCGAATCAGAACGACTCGTTCACCGTTACGGAAGTTGGGTGCGTAGACCTCGCCTTCCTTGAGTGTGTCTATGGGCAGGATGATGTGAGTGCCCTGACGAGGAAGGGCAGCCGCCTTGAGGTGCACAGCCGCAGCGTCGGCCGAATCCGCGTAGTCCTCGAGCATGCGCTTCTTGACCACAGGGTTGGTGACCGACATGATCTCGTCGAGCTGGTTCTTGTGCCGATCGTAGGCGATCCCGAGCTGCTCCTTAGCAAGCTTGGGGCTCTGCTTCGACAGCATCTGAGAAGACAGCGAGCTGGACCACTTCTCCCAGTCGCCTTCCTCGTTGACAATGTTCATCGCCGAGGTGATCTTCTTCTTACCACCAGGACCGGGAACGCCAATCTGACGGACAGTCGCACCGAACGGGTTCGTTGGGTCGTCCTTCATCGGCTTCATGGCGTCGAGCTTGTTGCCGGTGTCACTCTTGTTCGTGTTGAACAGGATGTCCACGCCGGGCGGCAGGTTGTCGTGATGCATCGCCATGCCCTTGAGGTAGTGCGTACCATTGACAGCGATACGAACCTGGGCGTAGTTGGCTCCGCCGAGCGACAGATCGTCCTTGCCTGGGCGGATGTAGATGACACCGTCGAACTTGTTACCACCTTGCTCGGCATAGCGAACACCGACACGCTTCGAGTCGATGGAGAGAGGCGGCTGAATCCTGTCAAAGGATCGGCCACCATCCTCCGAATAGCTCGCGATCGACTTGATGTTGTCCCTGTTACGGTTCAACTCGGGCCAGTCGGTGTGGGGTCCGACCAGAACCTTGACGTTGGTTTCGTGGTTGGTTCCGAGCTGGGGGACCTTGACCCAGTAGATCTTGTAGCCTTCCTGCTCGAGAGCAGTGATGGCTGTGTCGAGCTTCTTGCGCGTGATACCGAGATGGAGCTCGGTGCCGGCACCGACGTCGATGTAGTGCTTCTCGTCGACATGGCCCTTGAGCATGTCGGCGGTGGCCTTAGTGATCGTCGCCTTGTCCAACTCGCCAGGCTTGAGGAGAGCACGGACCGAGGACTCGTTGATCCCCATCCGCTCACCGATCTTGACGTTGGAGTAACCCTTGTCTTTGAGACGCTGGGCCATGCCGATGTCGGCCTGCTTCTTCTGCTCCTTCGCGATCGTCTTGAGGTTGCGAAGTTGCGTAGTCGTCATGCCGAATCCCCGTGCGATCTCGGTCTCGCTCATGCCATGTTTCGTCCGCATCTCCTCGATGTCGCTGAGGAAGTCACGGCTGCCGTGCTGACCGGGCTGTTCGCCCGAGCCCCATGGGTAACGACCGGAGTGACGCTTGGTTCCGTAGTGCTTGAGCCAGGTCGCTTCGTCGATCTCCACAGCCACCGTCCTTTCTAGAACGCGTTCTGACGCGCTTGAATGCGCTCTTCGATGTAGACGATTCTGCTCATGACATGGGCTATGAACTCTGCATCGGCCATGATCTTGATCACTTGGCCGAGCTGGTAGATACGGAGTTCGGTTTGGATGGCGAAGGGTCGGAGACCGTACTCCAGACAGAACAGGGCCGCGTAGACGTAGAGCTGTGTCGGCGAAACCTTGTTGACGCCTGTCTTGAGGTCGTGGATGTTGAGGTAATCGGTGGTGTAACCGATCGCATCCGCGGTTCCGTAGAAGTTGTCCGAGTACTTGAGAACGACTTCAGCCGACATACCCAGGTCGATGGCCTCATTCACGAAAAGGGCCATAGTTGCCTGGTAAGGCTCTGTCATGTGGTCGGGGTCCTCGGACAGCTTGATGCTGTCGTCGATCGCTAGACGGGCCAGATTGTGGAGTCTGGTGCCCTTTGCAGCGGCCTCGTTGACCTCGAAGACATGATCGAGCTTGTCGTCCGGGTAGTTGATCCAGTGGTACTTACTCGCGCTGAACGTGGCGTGAGTTCCTTCGAGGTCTGAGTGCTTGTTGAAGCGCACCTAGGACTTCCCGTTCAATCGAAGGGTAGATGACAGACGCGAACGACATCTCGCTCAACATCTCGAGGTAGTACTCCTGGTTCGGCTGGTACGGCGACGCCGCACTGGCCTTGACTTCCAGGAATGCCCATCGGTTGCCGAAGAAGATGACAAGATCCGGGATACCTTGACGGTAGCTCGAATCGTTCTTCAGTATCAGACAACCGGGGTACAGATCCTCAAGTTTGTCGATGAGCTGCCTCTGATAGGTGCTCTCGAGCAAAGGCTT